ATATGGTGATTCGGTATATGAATACACAATATCAGCAGGATCTACATATTGAATACTTATTCCCTCAGCAGTGTTAAAGCTATTTTTACTACAAGACATACCAATAACGGTAGCATCGTAGTTTAATCTTCTTCTTATTAAATCGTATTTGTTATAGTCAAACACATTATTTACAGCTTCTTCTTCTGCTATTTCAATAGATTGTTTATAATCTAATTGCATGTGCAACTCAAGTTCTTCTTCTGTTTCAGGAAGCTTTTCTTTGTCATTCTCATAAACATCAATACCTAGCTCCTGTTGTATTTGATCAGATATTTCTTTCGTTTGCATATCACGTAGCATTGATTCTATATAATCACTACGTTTTTTAATAGATGCTGGGTCTTGTGAATATGCTTTAATGTCATAACTTCTTTCAGACATACCATTTACAACTATATCTACAAACTTTGGAATAATTGGTACAGGCTTCCAATCTAAATTCAAATAAGATAAATCACCATTAATAGATAATTCATCTTTATATTTTTGAATAGACTGTTCACCTCTAGCGTACAATCTTAATCTATGGAAATTATCTCTATTAGCAAAATAACGGGATGTGCCGGAATCTCTTTTAAACCATTCAGATTCAATTGCTCTAGAAATTTCTAGCCCATATTCATTACTGGATTTTTCAGCATCTGAAACCGCTTGGCTCGGAAATATACCTTTTGTTTGCGTTTGTACCATTTATTTTATTATTTTTGAAGTATCTCCTTGATTGTTATATTTTTTAAAACCAAAGTCTAATACCTTTTTACTTGTAGTAACTTTAGGTTGGTATGAATGTTTGTTACAAGCTATAATAGCTAAACCAGAACTAATAGATGCATCAAACTTTGTTCTATTATTTATATTAAATTTTGACCAGTCGTTTAAAGTAGTATTAAAATATATATTGCCACTACCGCCATCTTGTTGCATTCCAACATATTTTTCAATATACGTTTCTATTGCTGCTGCATGCACTTGTTTTATATCTTCAGAAGAGTTAGGCATTCCACCTATTTCTTTTTCAGTAACAGAAAGCTTATTCAAAAGCTTATCGGGTCTATTCATTGAATATCCTCTATAACCTCTTCGCTTTAAGTAATACAATAATCTCGGTTTATTGTTCTCAGCCAATATAGGCATGCCGTAAAATACTAATGACATTAATACATCTTCAAAAAATATTTCAGCAGTTTGTGGCCTAGCAATATATTCTAAAAAAAACGTGTTAGGCGGTGCATCTTCCATACTAAATTTAGTAAGCCCGTGCAATGCACCTTTTGATCCTTTTCCGTCAGTTGTTCCCGATATATCATAAGAATCACACCCAAAAGCACCTACATGCTCATTACCAGGGTATTTGGCTCCATTCTTTATTATTACACGATTTTGTAGATTTAAACCTGGAACCCAAGCAATATTAAACCTTCCGTCTTTATTCGGGTAAAATATTACTTTCGTATCTTTAATTCCATTTTCCCATTGAAAATTTCCTTTTACAACAGCACCTGATGAAACAACCCCTTCATTATAATCTATCTGTTCGTATATTTTAACTAAATTAAATATACTATTTTTGCTTTCATCTCTAAAAGCGTGTTCCTCTGTTCTAGGAAATTGTCTATAAAATTCATTTAAACCGCTTTTGTCATCTCTTAAACCATCCGCTTCGTTTTCCCAAAACTCAATTACTCCAATATCAATGGGCTCTTGATCGTTTCCAATAACGGGTTTTTCTGGTGTATCAAATACAGGGTGTCCATAAGAATCAATGTATCCTTCGTAGTTCCATTCCATAGGTATGAACAAACTATATAATCCCGAGCTAGTCTGTCCATTGCGATTTCGTTTTGTAACATCTGATGCTTTGTATAATTTTTTAAAGTTTTCCCCACCTTTATCTAAAGAGTTTGAGGTAGAACCCATCATACATTTACCTATAATTCTACTACCTAATCTTAATGTTGTTTTTGTTACCCTCCAGTTATTTAATATATTATCTGGTTTTTCCCATTTGCCAGATTCATCATGTACTAACAACCTAAGCTTCTCACCATCATAACTGTTATCTCCAGTATTTTTCCAGTCTATTGTTGTATCGAGCCCTTCAAGAATTTTTTCTTCATTGGTCGAGGTAATGGATTTTTTGGTAAGCTTTGACGCGGGTACCCTGTACGCGAGTTCTGATTTCGGCCTATCCATTCCATCCTGTATTGGTTTAAAGAAGAACGGTAAATTGAGTGATATCGGAACGACTTTATCGGTAAACATCTTCTTAGCATCAGCTCCAGATTTGGACAATATCCCGAAGCGTGAGTCTGAAGTAATTGTAGCCTGATTGACGGTTTCACTCGAAGACATGAAACTAAATCCGGATCTACGGTTTTTAAGATAACACATTCCATAACAACGTTTGTCCGCTTTGCATGCTTCCCAAAAAATGAAGAACAATCTATTAGCCTCTCTGAAGTCTGGCTTCCCAACATCAATCTTGGTCCACTGCAAGTACATATAATGAGAGCCAGTGATATAAGTAGGAACGTTTTTGTTGTTAAACCAAAAACCTTTTTCGCGGCGTGTAAATTCAGTATCAATATATTCAAACCATTTATTTTTAAATTCTTCAGGATAATTTTCCCAATCAAAAATAGTTTTAATATTTTTTAATTCATTAGGATAATCTTTAGCAACCCATCTATCGTTTTCTTTATTTACTTTACCAGCTTTGGGCAATGCTATTTTTAAATTTTGTATTTCATATATTTCGCCAATCTGCCCAGTCCTGCTTATAACAATAACATCGTGTTCTTTATTATAACCATATTTCCAAGATTTACTTCTATTAAGTCTATCTATCGTGGTTAATTTAATAGGTTCAACTATTTTTAACAGTTTTTGCTCGTACATTATTTAGATCTTTTTTCTGCAAACCCACCAAACGATTTTTCTTCTTTTTTAATAGGTTTGTTTTCAAGCATTGCTTTTTCAGCGTCTATTCTATTAAGTATTTCAAACGCATCAAATATTGCAAGCTTTTTTGTTGCAGCAGCATTTTTTAATCTATCAGCAGCAAGTTCATCTTCACCTCCGTCAACAATAATTTCTTCTTCTGCAACTTTTATAAGTTCTTCAACTGCTTTGTACCCAGATTGGATTATACGATTCTTCTGTTCCTTTGATGTCATATTTAATAGTAATAGATTTAATTGGCACTCTGTAAAGACGTTTTTTGTCTATAATAAACTCGTATTCTGAATCAGGAGAAAAACCTACAAGCGTATCTTTGCTATACACGCCATCTGAATACGTTACTAAGCCTTTTAATGGCTCTTCATTATCTTCTGATATAATAGTATCAATTTGTTTTTTTATTGGCTGTACGAAGCAAAAACCGTCCGTAGCTTTCCAATTGTTATTTTGCTTGTATAAAAAGATTTGATCTAAATAACAGAAGTATAAATTTTCTTTAAAATGATTCGTGCTATTTTTTTCGTTTCCCTGTATGTCATAAAATCTTCTAAACACATTGTGATGTACTATTATTTCGTCCCCTGGTTTGATATTTGTATTAAACGCTTTTGGAACTGAAATAACAATAGCTGATCTACTTACAAAGTTATGATCTTCTATTGATGTGTTAAGTATTAGATTTTTATTTTGTACTTTTTTTGTATTATTGTATCTTTTTTCTTTAGGTTTTATTATAAAAGAATATATACTATTCATAATTTAAATTAAATTCAATACTAATAGCCATGTTTTTATTAAAAGATTTCCAAGGCAAAACCTCTTTATTCTTTTTTATATATACAACATAACTTTCTTCTCTTTCTAATATATCACATATTTGATGGCCACCGTAAACTTCTTGGCCTACACTATAGTGCATTGCATCATTTTTGTAATCGCGGCCTATGCTTATTTTTCTTATTAAATTCATTTTATTTAATTATTGTTTTATGCTATTGCTAAATAGATGTATGTTTCGTCAAGGGCATTTGTTCCCAAATAAGTTATAAGTAGTTCAAACCCATTATCAGTAAAATTTAAAACATTAGAAGTTCCTTCTTGGTTTGATTCATTTGCAAATAAATATTTATTGCGAGGATTTGATGGGCTTCTAACATCATCTATCATAACCCAACTATGTCCACTTGATGATGAAAGTTTATACATTACAAATCTTGGTCTAAATCCACCGTTTCCTGTAGGAGTTCCATCATCAGTAGTATAAACTCTTTTACCCGAAACACCACTTCCTGTATAACTCCCCACCTTCTGATAACCATCTACTGAATGGAAGCAGTAGGCAACATAGTCATAACCACTTACATTTTGTGCCGTTAAGTAATTTGTATAAAATATATCTTGAGTAGGGTCAGCTATTGGGTATGTTGAATATTGGTTGTCTTTAGCATCTGTTGTGTTTAGGTGTAAATTTGTACCCCAATTATCTAATTCACTTGAATATACGCCCCAATTTGCAACCGTACTCAAATTCCTAAACATTATTAATTCAGGCGTACTACTTAATCCGTGACCAACAGAAGCACCTGTAGCGGTAGTTATATCTGTTAAATTACCTGTGTACTTCACAATACTAAACCCTGCATCTTGATTAGCAGATACTGTTGAGGTTATATCTCCATCTGTGTTATTGTTCGGTGTAACCGACCCTCCTGCTTTCCAACACCAAGCAACATAATCTTCGCCTGAAAAATTAGTTCTATTTGAACCTCCTGCTACAACTGTAAATCCATTTGTATCAAAACTTGTCATTAAACCTGTAACTGTACCCTCTGCACTTGTTGTATCAGAACTTAAATCATTTCCTGCTCCTCTTATAGAGTCATATAACATATGTGAATATGAAGCATCCCTATTCTTAACCCAAACAAAATCAGGTTGGAATGCCATACCTAAAAAGTTTACGTTTGTAGGTGTTCCTCCATATACTCCTGCTGTATAAGTTACATTACTTTCAGCACCATCGTAAGTATCTAATGCATCTTCTGCGTTACCATCTAATTTATAATGGGCAACTAAATCTGTTGTTGGTACGTCTGCTGATTCTTTATATAGTTTCTCAACATCTGTGCTATCTAATGCTGATGAGTAAATTCTAACTTGGTCTATTTTTCCGTTAAAATGATTTGTTGCATTTAATGTTGCTCTATTATTTTCCGCACCTATTAATAGATTATCTACCGTAATATTATTTGATATTGTAGTAGAATCTACTTGTGCTCCATCCACATAAAGAATAGCACTTGAGCCACTAATTGTACCAACTAAATGATGCCAGTTTCCATCTGTTGCATCAACAGTATCTGCTAAAATATGAAGAGTACCATCAGTTCCTCTGACATAAAGTTTTGAATATCCATCAGAAGTCATTTTTAAAGCAAACACACTGTCATTACTTCCTTGTTCTTTTATTCCACCCAACATAGTATGCTGAACAGATGGATTTACGGTTGTATTAAACCATAGCGAAATGCTAAATTGCCCTGAAACATTTTCTATTGTTGGCAACCCTGAGATATAACTACTACTACCATTAAATACCGCAGCTTGTTCAAAATTACTGCTATTAGCATCCTCATCTAACTGATATAAAGCAACACCTGAACCATCATCAAAGAAATCTGTAGTTGATTTTTTAGGGTCTGCGTAGGTTTCTAAATATAAGTCATCTACATCATCTTGGTCTAATGCTTTGCTAAAGATTCTTACTTGGTCTATTAAGCCATTAAAATATACAGGTGTAGTACCTCCTGTATTTGTATTTCCTCCTATTTCAATAATATCTTGTGAAAGAATAGTCCCTGTTAAAGTGGTCGTATTTTCTAAATTTCCGTTAATATATATTTTTATACTACTTGCATCATTAGTTACAGTAACATTATACCAAGTATTAACATTAAAATTATTAGTTGTTGTAGAAACTCTTTCCCAATTCCCTGTTAAAATAGAAAATGTTAAAACATTTCCTGTGCTGTTGAATTGTAAACAATGCCAATTCAAAGAAGCCAATAAAGGGTCTCCTGTACCATTGTTATTAGAAGATACTACAGACCCATAGACATTAGTGTCAGATATTTTAAACCATAAAGAGATGCTTTTAGCATTATTAGCAAAATTTAAATCAGTGCTTATAACACTACTACTCCCATTAAAAGCAGCGCCCTTTCTAATATACCCTGTTATCTTTTGCGTACTTCCGTTTCCTGTATAGGTTACAGTCTCAAAGTTTTGTAAAGGGTCTAATGCCGCCGCATCAGCCTCTCCGCCTGTATTAACTAATCTTTTTCCAACCATTATATAAAGCTTGGTAGTTGATATTCCGCAACCTCTGCTTGTGTTGTTAATGCATTAATTGCTGCTTCGTGTGTATTACAGTCTATATTGAGCTGTGCTCTTTTATCTATAACGTTTTGTGGGACTGCTGTTTCTAATGCTGTAAGTCTTATATAATACCAATCTGTTTTAGAAAGCTCAGTGTTATATATAGACTTTAAAGAAGTTATTTTATTAGCCTTCATCTCATCAAGGGTCTGAGTCCATACCTTGTCAATAACAGGGTATGTGAATACAGAAGCATCAGCGTCCCATTCGATGTCTCCTAAGTTTTGTGTTGTATTATTATATTCAGGGGTTATTACAGGATAGAATCCAAAAGAAGACCCATCTGTGATGTTTAAATGCGTTCCATTTTCATCTGTCCATACTTTTGGTAAGGCAGTGAACTTTTTAATCGCTCCTTCGTGTTGTATTGCTATCATACTGCTTGTTGACTAATTGATGCCCACTGTTCGGTTGCACCGTTGGTTGATACTATTTGAATAAGGTTTGAT